GGAAACCCATAAAGTATCCGAGTGTTCCTGGGTCCCCGACGATGCTGGACGCCCCAACCACGGATGTGTACTGGATTGTGTTGGTCAGTGTGTTTAAGAAAAAGGACCCCACGGCGGGGGTGACTGTGTTGTTCAGAGTGTTTAAAAAGGTGGTTGCTGTGTAATTACCGGGGCTAAAGGTGTATGTATTGAGGGTCCCGGCCACATTGATTGTCAGATTGTTGTACGGGGCGCGAATATTGTAAAAACCAAGGGGAATCTCCGCGCTCTTGAGTGCTGCCCGGCGGAGCTTACGGTGCTCCTTGCCAAGAATAACAGAGCAGTTGAACGAATCTGTCCCATTGCTCTTGATGACTGTGTTTGCTGCAGTGGATGAGGTGTCCACATGGAGAAAGTAAACCTTACTCATTTATACTCTAGTTAGAGATATTAAAACCAGAGATTGTATGCAGGCACAGGCGGTTGCCTGGGAAGGTGAAGACTTTGAAGACCAATTTGTTATCAGAGTCTACGGAAGGAACGACCAGGCCAAGTCAGTCTGTGTCACAGTCCCTTTCGATCCTTATTTTTACATTAAAATTAGACCATCACACGACTTTAACGCTTTAAAAACTGTACTCTCACAATCTCTCGACTTTAAAAGTATTGATGAAATTCGGGCAAAAGATTTGTGGGGATTTCGCAATGAAATTCTTGAGAGGTTTGTCAAGGTGAGCTTTACTACACTCAAGGGGATGCGAATCTGCGCATCGACTATCGACCGAGGTCCATTCAGAGGCTTTGGTCAGCTCAAGGTGTACGAGTCAAACCTCGACCCTATTTTGCGTTTTATGCACATCTCCGGTATTCGGTCAACCGGGTGGTTTCAAATTACGGGTGGAGAATATGATACTTCGACATCTTGTTCTATAAACTTCTGGGACGCAGAGTTGACCCCTGTGGACCGAGACGACATTGCTCCACTCATCATCACATCATTTGATATTGAGTGTTACTCGTCAACCGGGGAATTCCCAAACCCTTCCGTAGATAGTGATGTGGTTTTCCAGATTGGAATGACGACCCGCCAATTTGGTTCCAACCAACCACTCTCCAGAAAGTGCCTCTGCCTAAAAACAACACAAGCAGAGGACTGCGAGAGCTTCCAAACTGAAAGAGAACTTTTACAACGATTCGAAAAGTATCTCATAGAAATAGATCCAGACATAATCACCGGATGGAACATTTTTGGTTTTGATTTGGAATATCTCCAAGTTCGCTCAGTCAAGAATGGTCTCGCGCCAACTTGGGGGAGGTTCAAGAATTCTCCAATTGAATTGGTTACAAAAAATCTTTCATCCAGTGCTCTTGGCAACAATCTTCTAAAGATGGTTCCTATGCGTGGCCGATATGTTTTTGATTTTTTTCAAGATATCAAGCGTGATCACAAACTTGAGAGTTATTCTCTGAACAATGTGTCGAAGCATTTTCTAAACGACCAGAAGAATGACATGCCGGTAAAGGAGATTTTTAGTAGATATCGGGAGGGTGACCCGGCTCGGCTTGGTGAGGTTGCCGACTACTGTTTACAGGATACAGTTTTGCCGCACAAGCTGCTTGACAAGTTGTGTCAAATTCAGAATCAAATTGAGATGGCCAAGGCGTGTTGGGTGCCACTCTCCTTTCTCAGTGAACGCGGACAACAAATCAAGGTTTTCAGCCAAATGGCGTACAAAGCCAGACAGCTCGGCTTTCTTATACCTACAATTAAGAAAAGTGGGCCAGAATTGCCAGCTGATAAGTACCAAGGGGCGACTGTTTTAGAGGCGCAGGCTGGAGCGTACTATAGCCCAATCACTGCACTTGATTTCGCCAGTCTGTACCCTTCTATTATGTGCGCACACAACCTGTGCTATTCGACACTAGTGATGGATCCACAGTTTGACAACTTGCCCGGCGTAGAGTATGAAACATTTGGACCGTACAAATTTGCACAGACGACTCGCTCGGAAGATGGTACCATTGTTCCGGTTCCGTCTCTTCTGCCGGTTATCCTTTCAGATTTGAAAGCATATCGTAAAAAGGCGAAGAAACTGATGGCGGCAGCAGAAGGTACACCTATGGAACCAATTTATAACGGTCAACAACTTGCTTATAAAATATCCATGAATAGTATATATGGATTTTGCGGGGCTTCTAAAGGCATGTTACCTTTAGTTGCAATCGCCTCCACAGTGACGATGCGCGGTCGTCAAATGATTGAGGAGACGAAGAATTATGTCGAGGCAAACTTTCCGGGGGCGAATGTGCGGTACGGCGACACTGACTCTGTGATGGTTGAGTTTGATGTACAGGGCCGAAAAGGCCAGGAGGCTATTGAATATAGCTGGGAACTTGGTGAGCAGGCGGCGGAGCAGTGTACAAAGCTCTTCAAGGCGCCAAACGACCTCGAGCTCGAAAAGGTCTATTACCCTTATTTTCTTTATTCTAAAAAGCGATACGCCGCGAAGATGTATGAGAAGAAGGGTGACAATGTTGTTTTCAAAAAGATTGATATCAAGGGGTTGCAAGTGGTTCGGCGGGACTCTTGTCCGTATGTTCGGGAGACTCTGAAGAGGTTGCTTGAGATGATTCTGGACAGTGACGACCCGAAGCCTCCTATTGAGTTTGCTCAGAAGGCGGCAAAGATGCTTTTGAAAGGGGAAGTTCCTACGAGCAAGTTGTTGATGAGCAAGCAGTTGGCGGCAAGCTATAAAGTCAAGATGCCCCATGTTGAGGTTCGCGACAAGATTCGCAGTCGGGCCCCGGGGTCAGAGCCTCAACAGGGGGATCGAGTTCAGTTTGTCATAGTGGAGGGAAAGGGGAAGATGTTTGAAAAGGCGGAGGACCCCGAGTGGGTCAGGGACAACGGGATAAAAATCGACTACAACTACTATTACACAAATCAGCTGAAAAAGCCTGTGTGCGACTTGCTTGAGCCGCTCTTGGGGCGGGACGCGGAGAGAATCATATTCCGGCCCGAGGTTCGAACCATCAAGGACTTTTTTTTCAAGGCTGCTTAAAAACAGGGTAGCCTATACTAGTAAGTACAAAGATGGAGCAGCAGATTCTTGAGCTCATCGAGGAGGAGGTGAACAGGAGGGTTGCTCTCCGAGTCAACAAGTCTATTGAAATCATATCAAAGTTGTACGATATTCCGATGGAGCAGCTTGTCCGCGATACTTCGAGTGTGGAGGTTCGGTTTTGTCAGGGGTCACTCAAGAGCAAAAAGCGGTGCCTCAAGGAGCCCCAGGCGAACGGGTACTGCAAGTTTCATCAGTGCCAGGTTCCCGTTTTGAAGACTCAAACTGTGGCAAATTCGAATGTTCAAGTTGTGTGGGAACAGCCAGTGCATACAAACAGCTTAAACATTTAATTCCTTAATAGTACAATGAACAAGTCAACTTTACTTCTCGAGAGTCTCACCCGATTTTTCAGTGACGACAAGAATGCAGAACAATTACACGACATTCTCTCACACAGGAAGGGCATTTCCCTTCGAAATTTGGAATGGTTCGTCACGAATTATTCCAAAGCGCGACATGTGGCATATACAGCCCCTAATGGCAAAATATTTACAGTCCATGTCGCATATAAATCATCACTTGATGGTTATTCAAAAAAGCTCTTTGATCCATTTTGTAGAACAGAAAGAATAGATTTCCACGGGTACACAACCACTGTGGCCCAATTAAACTTTCTGCGCTGGTGTATCACCAATGGAATCATAGAATACATACAAAACTCTAAAATGCTGTTTAGCTTACAGAAACGGCAACCTGGCGTGACCGCCATCAAACTCCAGGATGGTGTACCCATAGTAGAACAAGTATAAATTGTACCCCTGGACAACCTGTGTAGCGTATTGCTGTTGCAATACAATCTGAAGATTTGTCGTTTGCGAATCGAGCTTTGAAAAGTTGATGTACCCCCCAGCATTGTACTCTTTTGGATTTAACCCGAAAGAATACATGTAAATGTTCTTTGCAGGTATAGACAAGTTGTGTTCCATAGGCTGTTTAAACGAATAATAAAGAGACCCCTGAAATGTACTTGTAATATCTGTATTATTTAGCACAATCTTGAGTGAACTTACCGGATCTACAAAATATGTCGTCTGACTTGTAAATGGAAGAGACACTGCCGTCTGTACATATTTCGTTGTAAACCCGTACTCGTACCGAACATCATTGTACAGTGTTGAAGTAACAGTTTCATATTTTTTGTTTCTGAAAAACCAGACTAACATTTGAACTGGGAAACTCGCCGTCAGCTGCAATTGTGTTGTAAAACTGTTGAATGAAAGGACCGATTCTTTTTTGAGTCGGTTCACGACATACCTGAGTTTTGTTGATTTGTAGTAGAGTTTCTCCACCTCTGTGAGTTTAATTTGTTCAAGTATAAGTGCAGGTTTTATCAATTCTTGTGCGACGACTCCCCGGTCGTTTGAAATCCATACCCACGGCTGAAACTGAATTCGAATGTAAAAATACTGATCACGGAGAGCACACAGTGGGAAGTAAGGCCGTCTCAACCGCTCTCTCCCCTTGTTGAGATGGGAATGCCGGCGACAAAAGAAAAATTCCAATGGAACACATACACTCACATTTGATGTCGGACTGAGAGATGTAGAAGACCCCCCATTCACAGCATAAAACATAGAAGTCTGCTCGTCCGCATCCAAAAATGTCTGATCCTTAATAAAAAACCAATCATCATACACCGTCTCAATAATTGTGTCATTAATCATAAAATCACATTGAGCAATAAGTGAACGACCCACCTGATTTGTATATATATTTGAAGTGCTTGTCAGTGCAGGCAATTGACAAGTAAAATACATGTTACACAAGAGATCACCCAATTCTTTGGGCTTAAACTCAATAGTAATCGTTTGGCCTAAAAATTTCGTCCCCTGAATTGGGACATATTGCTGATAACACACAAAATTGGAGTGTTGAGGCCAACTTGTGTTCCAAATTGTGTCATCCTTACCATTCGTGTACTTCTCTTGTGGACCAACGGCATACAGAGCATATGATGTCGCCGAATTGTAACCAATCTTGTCAACTTCTTTAATATCATCGTGAAATATAGGCTGATGACCTTTCACCTGTTCACCAATCTCCCGCAAAGGAGCACCTCCAGTTGTTTTTATATTTGGATTTAAATGTATAATAACATTTGAAGTAAATGTATTTATTTGAGTGACATTTGCACCGATGACTTTTGCTTGGTCGAGAGGTTGTTTCACAGTTGCTGTACAATTGACAGGAATTGTCGTATTGTATTCAACCTGATCACCTTGGAGAGTTACATACGAGTCGTATGTGAATTGTTCTGCTATTATTCCAGAGGTTGGAACAAAGTTTACTGTAACGACATTGCTGCTTTGAAGCCCCGGGAGTCCTGTGACTGTCCATCTCGGACCAAACCCCAAGGGGACACCCGACCCTTTGATATAGTACACAAGTCTCCCGTTACTTACATAGTAAAATCCGGATAAAAGACCTATTGTTGAATTTGTTGAAAGGGACGAGGCGGTTGGTGGGTACAACACTGCGCCAATCACTCCTTGGACCCCCTGTAAGTTTTGTTCTGTATCGGTTTGACATGTGAAAGACCACAGATATGATTCCGAATTTCCTTCTGAAATTTGAGCTACACCCTCTTTGTTGGTTGCCCCAGTGACTACAATATTTCCAGCAACACCAGTCATACCATTCACACTCCACCCGGGACCAAGCGGAACCAAATCTGTAGAATTCATCCTCGGCCACTCGGTGTTTACATAAAATGTAATTACATTACTGCTGGTGGGCATGTAAAAACCACTTACTTGGGCGGGACTCAACACAACATCTGGAGACACTGGTTTCGGGGGAGGACCCGGCGGCGTCTGTATAGTTTTTATACCCTTTTCAGTGACACCTGTGGCTGTATTTCGAATTCGGGTCTGAATTTGTTGTTCCAAGGAAACAAGACGACTTTGAATAACACGCTCAGTTTCAACAAGTTTTTGAAGTTTGTTTAGTGGCTTGAGATCCTGAAAGAATCCCGCCATCCTACAACTCACTCAGGTTATTTTTCCACATCTGCACCACACTTGTCGCGCGGAGAGTGTGCAATTCTTGTCTCTTCCTCGTGTCAAGGTCAATAAGTTTCTGAACCTCCTCTTGTGTATAGTTGTATGTCTTGATGTCCAGCAGCTTCGGCACATACTCCTCCTCAAACTTGCGCTTCCGCATCTGGCTCTTCACCTGCTCAAGAGGCTCGTTCAGCACCTTGATTTGCCCGCTGATAACACCAATTATAAACTCCCTCTTTGTCTGGATCCACTGAATCTCAGATTCTAATTGCTGAATCAAGTGGGCCTTTCTCTTTTTGTACAGGTTTACCCTCATGTCGATGTAGTCAACCAGAATCTCCTCCGGACTTGCGTACTTTTTCACGGCGCCGTTCGGTCCTATCAGGTACATATTGCTCGTGTGAATTGTCTTCAAGAGTCCGAGCTCCTTGACAGGGTCGTCCCCGGAAAACCCCCAGACCCGAAAGTCGGGCTTGGTTTCAGTCGAGTGATTCTCATACTTTTGAATGACATTCTTCTCGACCAACTCCTCCAAATTCTCTTTGAAATCCTGAATCCACTTTCCGGGCGGGAGCTCCGTGATGTGAAGCTGGCTGCCCTCTTTCTCGACAACCCCACTCATGACCCAAGTGTGGTCCTTCGTCTTGGCGACCGTTCCTTTGAACCCCTTGAAGAATGGCTTCATAGGTGCCATCGGTACCTGCTCCAGAGCACACAGAATGTTGTGCTTCACAGCCTCTGGGTCAAACGGAGGAACATAACAGCTAAAACCCGTGCCAATCCCCTCCGCCCCGTTTATCAAAATAACTGGAACAACAGGAACATAAAACTCGGGTTCCACCTGCTGGCCGTCGTCCGTCACATAACTCAACACCTCATTGTCGTTTGGGTCAAATATCTTTTTGGTATATGGTGCGAGGCGAGTAAAGATGTACCTCGAACTCGCAGCGTCCTTCCCACCTGCAAGTCGCGTGCCAAACTGCCCACTCGGCTCGAGCAAGTTCAAGTTGTTTGAACCAACAAAGTTTTGGGCCAAGTTTACAATTGTTCCTTGGAGACTTGCCTCGCCGTGGTGGTACGCCGTCTGTTCAGCAACATATCCGGCGAGTTGAGCCACTTTCATATCCTGAATTAGATTCTTCTTGAGGGCGGCATAGATGACCTTTCTCTGGCTTGGTTTGAGGCCATCCGCCACGTGGGGGATGCTCCGTTTAATGTCTTCGGCGCTAAAGTTTGCCATGTCCCTGTGGATAAAGTCGGATACGCTAATTGTTTTGATGTGGCCGTATGAGATTCCCTTTGGGGGGGATGCCATATGCTTCGTGAGCCACTCCTTGCGGTCATCTGCTTGTGCCTTGCTAAAAGCCAAAGTCATAGATTGTGTGATGTTTGGGTCGGAAGTGAAGGAAACTGTGAGTTTATCAATTTGTTTGAAGTACTCTTTTGCCTCGGCGGATGTTGATGTGCCGAGACCCTTGTAGTACTTGACGGCAGTTCCTGAGGGGAACTGGCTGGAGCCACCGGCGGCCTGCTGCGCATTCCTAAATTCCTCTTCTGTGAAGAACCAGGTTTTCCCCTGTTTAATCACAGGAGTCACCATACTCACCAGGAACCCGAGTTCAATCAATTGTGGCCAGTACACATGAATCATATTCAAGACGAGCCCTTTGATGTGGCTCCCATCGAGGTCGGCGTCCGTCATAATCATCAGGCGGCCGTACCGCAATTCTCTCAGCGAATTATAGATTTTGCCATGTTGGAGGCCGAGGATTTTTTTGAGGTTGGAAAATTCCTCATTATCAGTCACCTGTTTTATCGTCGCGTCCCGGACATTTCTCGGCTTACCCCGGAGTGGAAACACGCCAAACTTGTCGCGGCCCACAACACTCAGCCCGGCAATGGCAAGGGCTTTCGCCGAGTCTCCCTCTGTAATAATAAGCGTGCACTCGGTACTCCGGTGGGTTCCAGCCCAGTTGGCGTCATCAAGCTTCGGAACACCCGTAATACGGGTCTTTTTGGACCCATCTGTCTTTTTGAGCTCCTTGTCAACAGCAGACACCCCCTTCGAAACCAAATCGTCCAAAACACCCGAAGAGAAAACATCTTTGATGAATTTTGGTGGAAAATTGGGTGTATCGGAAATCTTTGATGTGCACTCCGCCTTGGTCTGGCTGCTGAATGTGGGGTTTACAATGACCGCCTTCACAAAAACAAATAGACTCGCCTTGATTTGTGCAGGCTTCAGAGTGGAGCACCTCTTGTCTTTGGAAATATGTTCCACGAGCGTCTTGACCACCTTGTCCACATGGGTACCACCCTTTGTGGTGGATATTCCGTTTACCCACGAGCACTGCTGAAACCCACCAGAACGAGAGTGGCCAACAACAACATCCATTAGGGTTGTACCCTCCAAAGTAATGTTTGTAGAACCGTATGCTACAAGCCCATGCATTTTGGCATAGTCTTGCAAATTAGAAACCTTCAGTAATTTCGTGTTGAAACAGACTTGTGCCTTTGGACACCAGAGAGCAGCATCCCAAGTGCGTTTCTCTATAATCTTTAGGAAATCACCAGTACCCCCACCGAAACGAGACCAATCTGGTAAGAAATTCACACTCACATAAGGGCCCCGTGAAGTATCGGTAATCACGGGGGGGTCGATCTTGCCCATATTTGATGTCCAGGTTTGCTCATACACCTTTTTCCCATCACTAATTTCAATTTTAAATTTAGAACTGAATACATTGGCCAGTTTCGCACCGTACCCGTTGCGTCCGCCAGTGACACGCTGATCGTCGTCGTTATAGTTGGAACTAGTCAACAGGTGGCCGAAAATAAGTTCAGGATTCCAGATATTTTCCTTTGGGTGTTTCTTGATTGGAATTCCTATTCCGGCGTTGTACACGGTAATAGACTTGTCTGGTTGTAAAGAAACTTCAATACACTCAACCTTTTTGGAATGTAGCGAGTACTGGTCGATGGCGTTTACCAAAATCTCGTCGAAAATCTTCACCAAGCCAGGAGATACCACACATACAGAAGATTCAAAATTGTTGGCAACTCGGGTCCATTGAGAGGTGGACTCGGGGGCCAAGGATCCGACATAGCTATCGGGGCGCTTAAGGATGTGTTCGAGATGTGACAGCCGCTCATATTGCATACTCATCTAGGAGCCCGCC